CCTATTGAAGACCAAATAGAATTAATAGGCGATAAAATAGAAGTACTTCAGGATGAATTAGATTTAATTAATGAAATTACAAAGGCTGTTGGTGGAAGTGGGGGCTTAGGTCCAGTTTATTGGGATGCAGCAGCAATAGCAGCAGCGGCTTTAGATATTATTTTAGGAAAAAATCAAGACTTAATTGATAAAACCGGATTAGTAAAAAGTTCTATATTAGCATTGATAAATAAATATATAGAATTAGGAGATACTGCGGAACAAGCCGCTGCTAAAGCTGTAGCTGCTATGGCAGCAATTGCCGATGCAATGGCAGCGGGTGGTAGTATATATGGTCCAGGTGGAGCGGGTCAGGGTACAAACCCAACTCCCGCTGTTCCTGCTGGTCCAGACCCAGACCACATGGCTCCTGGTAATATACCATCTCCTCCCCATCCTCCTCATGATAATCGACATGAAGGTGGTTTTGCTTCTGAACATGGACCAGATGTATTTGAAGGAACTTTAAAAGACAGTGAAGTTTTTGCTAAACTATTAAAAGGGGAATATGTAGCTACAGAAGACCAAATGAAAACCTTCTTGAGAAAAACACTCCCTAATATAGCTACAGAAATCAATAATATGTTCTCAGAAAAAGAGAAATCTTTAAAACTTAGAGGGAAAAATCGATTAGATGTAGAGCCAATGGGTAAAAACGGTTCTCCTCAACCTCCCAGTTTTAATATAGAAGCAATTAAAATAATCTCTCCAACTCAACGTTCTTCGGGAGAATTGACAAGACCAATATCATCCAATCCTCGTGAAAATACTTATAGGGATATGAACTTTGAAATGAACATAAATGTAAACGGTTCTTTAGATAAAACAGTATTACCTAAACTTAAAAAAGATGTAATCAAAGAAATAAATAAAAGCCTCGAAAGAAGGGGTATAAGAAGGACAGCGGATTCGTTTGCTATATAAATTAAAAAGAATGGGATAGGATGACCTCATGAATCATCCGATAAACGAGACTCCCGTTTCCCATTCTTATTTTTTGGAGTACAGGAGAATAGAATGGAAACAGGAATCTATTGTATAGAAAATATGATAAACAATAAAAAATATATAGGAAAATCAGTAAATATTAATAAAAGATGGAATGCTCATAAAAGAGAATTAAATAATAATATTCATAAAAATGACCATCTTCGAAAAGCATGGTGTAAATATGGAAAAGAAAATTTTAAATTATGGATTATAGAAAACTGTGAAGAAAATATTTTGTTAGAAAAAGAAATATATTGGATAAAGGAATATAAAACCAATAATCCGGAATTTGGTTATAATATGACAAAAGGAGGGGATGGTTCTTCCGGACGTGTTACATCAGAAGAAACAAAAATAAAATTAAGAGAATCTCATAAAAAGTTAGGCAAAGGAAGGCATCTCTCGGAAGAAACAAAAAACAAATTAAGAGAAATTAACAAAGGGGAAAATAATCCTAATTTTGGAAAACATTGTTCAGAAGAAACAAAAACAAGAATATCAAATTCTAACAAAGGAAAAACTAGGCTAGAAGAAACAAAAAAGAAAATGTCTAAAAATCATTGGGATTCATCTGGAGAAAATAATCCTTTTTTCGGAAAACATCATTCTGAAGAGACAAAAAAGAATATGTCCGAAAATCATCCTAACCGAACAGGAGAAAACAACCCTAAAGCAATACTTAAGGAATCAGATGTTTTAGATATTCTAGATTCATTTTTTATTAAAAAATTTACAAAAAAAGAAATTTCAGATAAATATTCAAAAAAATGTTCTTCTAAAAATATTAATCATATTTTAAAAGGGGAGAGTTGGAAACATATATATAATATGTTTATGGAAAAAGGAGGTTAAAAATGAGTTCTTTCTATGCGTTCGACTTTTCTTATGATGGAATTCCATCTGCAACTTTCGACCTCAAGATTGTAACCTTTGAGAGCGCCGGGCTTTTCTCTGGTGTGGGGAGTGCGAATGTGAATATTTTGTCGCAAAGAGTTTTAAGGAAATCAAAAATTTATTTTTTGGGCAGAACACAGGAACCGGTTTTAGAGTTCCCCCTAACTTTTGCTACACAAAGACCTATCAGTGCAATGGACAGAGACCTTATTTCTGCGTGGTTGTTTGGTAGAGCGGAATATAAAAAACTGTATATTTTACAAGACGATTTAAACGGGGCTTATTTTAATTGTTTTATGACTAATCCAGAACCTCAATATATAGGAAACATGAACTATGCTTTCACATGTACAGTATCTTGTGATAGTCCTTGGGCTTATGGACCAGAAAAAACTATTTCAGGAAGTGCTTCTTCTACATCCACAGCAATGCTTGAAATTTATAACTCATCCAGCGAAGATGAATATCTATATCCAACAGTTCATTTTATAATGAGTGGGGCAACCCCCTCATCTTTTTACATGACTAATTATTCAGATAATGAGAGGATGTTTGGTTTTACAGATATGCCATCTGCTTCAATAGAAGCTACAATAAATAATGATATGCAAATGATAACATCAGATACAACTGGTTTATTAACTTATTTTAATAATTATTGGTTTAGGTTAATACCAAAAATTAATCTTGTAGCAGTTTCTTCTCCGCAAACAGTTGATTTATTTGAAATTAAATTTACAGAGAGGTTTAAAATAGGAGGTTAAAATGACAGGAATTCCAAGTATAAACTTCGATTTTTTTAATCTAGCGGAGATTCCAACCTTCACATTATGTAACCCGAACAAAGAAAAATTATATGCACTAGGGGGAATATCAGAAAGAAAATATACTCCAAGATACAATGCTATTTCCGAATTAAATTTTCGAGCAGATGAATATATTGATGGAATTTTAATGCCATATTATGCATATATTGTCAATAGAAGATTAGTATATGTTGATAGTATAGGATATTTCATGATAACTGGTATTAATGAAAATAATGACGGTATTATTAAATATAAAGAAGTTGATTGCCAATCTTTAGAAGTAGAATTGTCATCTAGAAAATTAACATCGTTTGTATCTGGAAATGGTTTATATGATTCAAGCGGGAGTCTAATATCGCTTGGTCCAATTCCTGTTACTCTAACACAATTATATATTGAATTACAGCAATATCTTGCTGGTTGGACGTTTGATATTATTCCTGATATAATTGATACTAAATACAGAAGTTTTGATGTAGCAGATACGAGTATTTATAATCTTTTAATGACTGATATCGAAGAAGCCTATGAATGCATCTTTGATTTCGATACGATTAATGATGTGATATTTGTTTATGATGCCAATGAAGATATAGAATTAACAGATATATTTATCTCACATGATAATGTAATTACGTCAATGACAGTTGATGAAGTAACAGATGAATTAGCTACTTGCCTTTTTGTTGTTGGTGGTGGTGATTTAGGTATCACTTATGTTAATCCATTAGGAAATAATTATATATATAATTTTCAATATTTTAAAAATACAGAATGGATGGATTCATCTTTAATAGACGCTATAGGGGAATGGGAAAATAAATATTCAGATTTTATGCCATCATATAGTTTTCAAATATTAAGTTTATTTGAAGATAGTGAAGATAAAATGGACCACGATATTCAATTAGCAACCATTTCTGGTTCTGCTCTCACATGGCAAACACAATATAATTTTTATTTGCAAAGCGGAAGCAGTATAGATGACCAAACAATGGTAGAAATTCATGAATATTTGATGGTACTATATACAGCGGCAAGTGCTGTACAAGCAGAAATAGCAATATTAGAGAGCAATATGGATGGACATTTTACAATTCTTGCTGGAATAGCAGATAGTTTAAGTTTTAATAATCCTGCTAACTTCAGTATGAACCAATTAAATCAACTACAACCTTTTATAATACAATCATCATATGTTAATGATAATATTATATTAACAGATATTATGACTTCTGCATCGAAATTATTACAACAAGCATCGTTATATAATCAAGCCGTAGGTATTTTAGAAAAAATATCAATGCCGAGATATAGTTTTGAAATCGATAGTGTTAATTTCTTGCAAATTAAAGATTTACAAACCTTCGGAGCGCAATTAGACTTAGGAAAAAAAATTACATTAGAAATAGAACCAGGAAGATATTTGTTACCCATACTATTAGGGGCAGATATAGATTTTGATAATCCCACAAATTTTAAATTAATATTTGGAAATCGTTTACGTCTAAATGATGAGACATATCGCTTTAATGATTTAATGACTAAGGCGTTGAATGCGGGAACAGCTATAAATCTAAATTCCCAAGCATTTAACAATTGGACAAGGGATTATAAAGCCGGATATTTAAATCTAACCACCGGAATAACAGTAGGAGGCATACAGCCAGCAGAAAAAATTGATATTAATCCCGGTAGTATAAATCTTATATCAAATGCTTTGCTATGGAATGGCATACCCCTTAATCTATGGGGCTTAGTAGGAGGTGGGGGAAGTGGAAGCGGTCTTACCGAAATTAAAATAACTTTATTTTCAGGTGGGGTTAGTGTGGCAATGTATGACCCAACTCCTGTTGGTCTTAATGCGGCAATTACTGCGGCAAGAGTGGGGGATGTAATATTTCTTCCCGATGTAGATATAACTGGAAATTTCTCTATCCCCACTGGGATTAATTTAGTTGGAGTTAGCAGCCGTGAAAGTATCATTGAAGGACAAGTCACAATAGAACCCGGTTGTCTTTTAGAAAATTTAAAGATTATAAATCAAGCAAATAGTGCTGATGGAATTTATACAGTGATTGCCACAGAAACTACTAGCGGAAGTGAAATTTCTAGGATAAAGGGTTGTGAAATATATGCTTATCAATGTGGTTCTGGCTCTACGGTTTCTGTATATATAAGTGGTTTAGGGGTAGACCTGCTTGTGGAAAATTCTACTATTGTTGCAGATAGCAATGGTGGAGTGGGTTATGCTTTTTCAAGTAACGGTGGAAATTGTAACGTATATCACAGTCAATATTATGCTAAAACAGAAGTTTTTCACGATATTTAAGAAGATGATTAAAAGAGGTATTTTATGACATATAAAGAAAATAGTAATGTGTATTTAAATAGTAGTGAAACGCCTTGTAGAACGGGATTCTTACGTAATTCAGGACATAATCGTATTAACACTATGGGAATGGGAATAGAAACAAGGGATACCAGAAATACAATAAATCTTAGCGAAAATGTTGACCTCATGTGGGAAAATAGAAGTGTGTTATTAGGAATAGGACAAGATTGGGTTTGTTGGACAGACCCTCATATTGTGAATGAAAACTATATATATTTTCTAGATGTTACTGGTCATGGGATTGGTCAAGATACATTAGTGATAACTGAATATAATATTATTACGAAAGGAAATACTCAAATAACGGTAAACACATTTGATGATTTTTCTTTATCTTCAGGTGTATTAATGTCATTTTTGGAAGACCGAAAAATATTAGTTGTTCCAAGGTCTTACTCGATTGAGCCATACTGGGAATGTCCTATCTATCTTTTAAATTTTGAAACAGGTTCATCTGTGGACTACGGTATTGTTACTGACCCAAGAAGTTTGGCAATATTAATGAAATCCAACGGGGATTTATGGATATATCTATGGAGTTATACATATGACTCGGAAATTGAAGAATATACAGGATATCATTTTATGTATAGAAACTATACACAAAATACAGCGTGGGAAATACTTGGTTATAATTCAGAAATTATTGGTTATGATGATGTACCAAATTTTGATTTTGTATTTTTAGGAGAAGACTATTTGGTTGTTTGTAATTCTTATTATGTTGGTGGAGGACCTCCTCTTATTGTGGCACACTCCCTAAAATTAAGCGATAATTCATTAATAACTAGTTCTCCTGTATACGGAGAAATTGGAGGAAACAGTATGAAGCTGTATGGTTCTGCTCCTGATAACCAAAATAAGTTTGCAATATTTACATCTACAGACCAAGGATTTATAATATATTATCCCGAAACCAACAATATATCAAGAATAACAGACATTCTTGACCCTGTACCTTTTTCAACAAAAGATAATGCATATATTATATCTAGTTCTACCGGAAGCCTTTACAAAGTAGATGGAATGATATCTCAGGGAACATTACCGCTTGATTCTTCCGGCGTTTGGTCTAGTACAGCTAATTTAATAGACGAGTATGGTCCTTCTTTATGGTGGTTCGATTGGGAAAATCTATCATTAAAACAATTAGCGTTTGATGGAACAATCATGCGTAATATTTCTATACCCGCTGCCGAATGGGTTGCAGGATATAATAGTAGTTGTATGCAAGCGGGAGATAGAATTATAGTAAATATGAAAATTCAACAACCATCAAGTTATAATTATGGTTGGAATCATTATATAATAACATAAGGTGAAATTATGACATACAACGAATATGCAAATTTATTTCTTGAGGGAAGCCAGATACCTTGTTTAATACATCACATGTCAGGAGGTGCAGACTATAGATTCAAGGTCTATTACCCCTGGGAACTAGGACAAACAATACCGAATAATGTTACCACACTGACACCAAGGGAGATATTAACACCATTATATGGCTTCGATGGTTTTCTTTGTGAAATGTCTGCAAATCATGCTTTTATAATGATACCTCGTTGGGAAGACCCAACTTTTGATACTCATTTATGCTGGATACCAACAAATGAAGTCGGTGATGCTGTGCATTATATACCTCCCGAGGGTTGGATTTATGATATGGCTACAGTTAGCGATAATGAAGTATATATAATCGTAGAAGATTATATTGAAAATGTACAAGATATTATGCGTCTTCAAAAGATTACTTTCACTGATAATGACGTAACAACAGAAAACATATATTCATGGGAATATTACGATATATGGGAAGGTTCGATATATGGAATATGGGATAATATTCATACACTTCATGTAAAATATGGAGCTTATGATTGTATATATTTGTTCTGGTTATATATGTTAGATGAGGGAGACGGATTCGATTATGTTTGCAGAAGTATTGTATATAACATTGCAACTGGTCAAGTGTTCGATAATTGGGTAAAACTTTTTGATTATAATGCTGACCTATATTCACTATATTATCAACATACTACCGCTACTATACACAATAATCTAATTGTTTTTGGGGTTTGTTGTGAAAATGGTTTATGGGACAACTACAACCCACCATATTATCCAGCACCTCAAATTGAAATTGTTATGGTGGATATAATAAACGGAAATATAACCATTTTAAATAATATATTGAAAGACCCCGAATATTGGTATATAGATGGTGGAGCATTAGATTATACGAATAACAAGTATTATTTTTCGGCATGGTATGAAGCTAATGGTTGTTCTAGTGTATATAGTGTAAACCTTAATAATCCTATAGCTATTCTAGATGAAGAGATTTCTTTACCTTTATCATTAGCGTTTGGAACCTATGACCAAGGGCATAATCGTGGATATCTATTTGATGAACCGAGTAGTAGTTCAATGCCAGGAATGGCTCCATTCTATGATTTTCCTAACTTAAATTATATAGATGAAATTTATTTATCTCTAGTTAAAGGTTGGGGGGATGGTGGTGCTCTATATAGAGAAATGGATATGGATAATAATATAGTATGGAACCTTCAACTAGATAAACTCGAAGGAAAATCTCTCAATGGTGGAATAAGCAGAGACATCCCAATTGAGCCACCTTTGAGTTTTTTTTATCCTATTGGTGGTCCTCCTTTTAATAATTGGAATCGTATGGCATATCTCAGAATATTAGATGGAAAATGTATTGTTTTGATATACTCTCGAACTGATATTATACCATATGAATATAGTCAAAGATGGTATTTATTAGAATAAAATGAGGTGAAACTATGACATACAAAGAATATGATAATATTTTTGTTGAAAACAGCGGGACACCCTGCCCTTTTGTTCCCCCTCAAAGTAAAATACTTAGGAATTGCTATTCCCCATCATGGGATGGTCTGGCGGGTGGTTTTGAAAGCGAGGAGGAACCATCTCCTCGTAGTGCTTTCAGCATCGCCGGAACTGTCAACTTGATAACCTATAATCCGCACTATGCCTATACAGGCAACAAACCCGGGGCAGTAGTTAGAAGTGAAGAGTATATCTATTGTCAAAAGGTTCAGGACGCTGGTAGCTATATGGATATAATAGAATATAAAATTTCTGATGGTACTACAACTATTGTAAGAGCCTGTACATTTAACCATAAGGATAGGTGGCTTGACCCTGTGCAGTTGGCATATATTGAGGATAGAAAAGTATTAGCTTATCAAGGAAATCAAGGAGTTACAGTAGGCGGCGAGTTTCATATGAAAGTTTGGTTATTAGATTTTGAGACAGAAACTTCCACTCTGGAAAAGGATATCATAAGTTATACAACCGGAGTTCACGAGTATGCCGATAATGAAATCTATGATGTCGTTACCCTAAAGAAGGACAATGGAGATATTTGGTTTTATATTGTTGGATGGGCGTATCACGAGAATGAAGATAACTCAATGCGTTCTTCTGGTATCTTTGTCTATTACAAAAACTATACTCAAAACTCAGCATGGCAAGTAGTTTATAGTATGCCTGACATTCCAACTGACGGAAGTTGGGATAGCGAGTTTGCTTCCTGTAGCACTTGTTTTGTTGGAAAGGACTATCTAGTACACATAGACCCTTGTATTGATTGGGATAGTAATCCCGAAACCCCGGGATATATAGGATATGTATTCAATCTTAATACAAATACTATATTACGCAGTGAATTTTGGACGGGTCCATACAACCCTAGTATTATTAATCAGATTACTGTTGACAATACTAACGGTAAAGTTTATTTTGACTCAAACTACTATCTTGCATATGGTATAGACGAGTTTGACCCTGAGACATTAACCTTTCAGAGTAAATTCGGTAATGGTTCAGATTCCAACTATCCTGTTTATCTTCTTTCCTCAAGAAGCAAGGCATATTACTATGATTATGGTGAACCCGAATATGGCGGTAGGAAATTATATGAAGCAACCAATGATATTTTAGTGAGTAGCTTTGATATCGACCCCGATTGGACTTATTGGGAATGGGATTGGGATGTCTGTTTCCGAATGGAAGAAGATGGTAGCTTTTGGTGGTACAGCAGATTTGATTCTTGTATGAAAAGAGTCGGACTTGATGGTACAATACTCGATAGTTTTGATATGTCTGGTAGTGTTACAGAAATTCAAAGAGGTACTATCTTCCATCTTGGAGACTGTCTGGTATTTCTAGAAGGCGACGGATGGAATAATTACTATTATTTTATAAGCTAACAATGGAGTTTTATATAAAGAGACAAAGAGAGGTGAACTATGCCAGCTATACCACTAAGAGGAGACCGTTCGGCTTGGGATGCTGAAAATTACCGTCTATTACACGCAAACGATATTGATTTAAGCGCAAGTTCCATACATCATACTTTAGGCACATCACCAAATCAAGCTTCTTCGGGAGACCACACGCACGATAGTGGAGGAGGTGTTGCCAGTGACGAATGGAATAATACCTCCGCTGGAACAGATGCATTCTACAATTTTACCGCAGGTTCTCTCGCCAGGGATAATACGGCTTTCGGTTACAGTACTCTATATTATCTAGGTGGTTCGGGTTCAACTTGGAGGGGAAATACAGCGTTTGGCTCGCAGGCTGGTAACTATCCCTATGGTGGTGAATATAGTACTTATATTGGTTATTGTGCGGACTCGGCGGGAGATTGGTTCTCAAATAGTATGGCTCTTGGTGCTAATTCTGAAATAACCAAAAATAATCAAGTGGTTATTGGAGATTTGAATATTGAAGAAACATTATTAAGAGGTACGGTAATTTTAAACGAGATTGGTAGTCCAACGTGGGATTTCAGGGCAGAGAGCGATACCAACGAATATATGATATTTTTAGATTCATCAGCAAATAAATTATATCTTGGTGGATTGACAAATGGTGTTACAATTTCTTCTAGCAGTGTAGATATTACAACTAGTAATTTTACTATAAATGGTTCTCCGTTATCACAAGTAACAATTACAACATTGGATAGTGTAGGAAATGTATACGTTCCTGCACCCAATAATGGACAAGTGCTTACTTGGAATGCTTCCTCTGGTTCGTGGATAGCCTATACCCCCGTTGATTGGAGAGTAACTCTTACTCAAGATGAAAGTACAGACGATAGTGATAAAACATTTACAACTCCGGCAAATACAGAATGGCAAATATTATGGGTTTGGGTGGAATATACATCAACGGCTACAGCGGGTATCAGGCAACTTGAAATTCAAATTCAAGATGCTAGCAGTAATGTAATTGGTCAATTTCAAACAGGGGTTACGCAATCTGGAGGACTTACTTATAAATATTTATTTGGAATTGGTGTCCCGGATTTAACCACTGTTCGTGATGATAATAATGTAACAACCCCACTAGGGGCAGCCACATTCTTATCAGCGGGACAAAAAATAAGAATATGGGACAATAATACAGTAGATGCTTCTGCTGATGATATGGTAGTTAGAATACAATATGCGTCTCGCAATTTGAGCATAGAAGATTTCAATCCTCCTACGGGAGCTAATAATAATACTCAGTTACAAACATCTGATAAGATACAATTAATTCAATATCGTATTTTAGCAATTAATAATTCTACTCAGTTACAAACTTCTAGTAAGCCTATACTATCATGGCGCTTCATGGTATTAACAACTGATAATGCAGTACAAATACAAACTTCTGGTGTAATAACATTACCAGCACAAACTCACGGATTAATAGTTAATAACTCAACTCAATTACAAACTTTTGAAAATGTAACGCTTACCCAATATCAAATATTGATAATACACAATATAAGTCAAAAACTAATTAGTGACAAAACAACATTATCAATAATAGAACATTCTTATGTATTACTTCAAAATATAGAAATGACTCAAACCGTTGATAATATAGAAATAACCTTATATTCAGGAGTAGATACTCAATATTCTTCTCAAACACAAACGTCTGAGAATATAATATTATTTAGCAGTTCAAAATATTTAGTAATGAATGATTCTGCTCAATTGCAAGCAATTAGCGATATCGGAATGATGGTTACTAACAAACCAACTTTATCAATGAAAAATGCAATTCAATTGATAACATCTAATAAGGTTACATTTAGCAATATGACCACTTTGGCAATAAATAGTTCTATTCAATCACAAAACTCCGATAAAATAATGTTAACACAAAATCAAAAACCTCTATCCCTTAAAGATACAGATGCTAAATTAATTTCTGACAAAATAACACTACAAAATATATTATACAATGGACAATTGGGAATTAGTAATTCAAACCAAATATCTATTTCTGATAAAATAACATTGGTATAAACAAAGGAGAAGATATTATGACTACAGCATGGAGAATTGCTCTTACTCAGGATATAACTGAAAATGATAGTGACAAAACATTTACTGTACCAATAGGTGTAGAATGGGAAATATTATGGATTTGGGTAGAATATACGTCAACAGCAACGGCTGGAATAAGGCAACTAGAAATCCAAATTATAGATACTGGAAATATAATTGCTCAATGGCAAACAGGAGTAACACAGCCCGAAGGACTTACTTATAACTATTTATTTGGTGGAGGAATTCCAGATTCTACAATAACCCGAGATATTAGTTACATAACAACCCCTTTAATGGGTGCACAGTTTTTAGGAGCAGGACAAACCATAAGAATATGGGACAATAATGCAATTGATGCTTCTGCTGATGATATGATTGTTCGTATGGAATACGGATATCACCAAATATAAAAGGAGGAGTTTATTATGACTAGAATATTCACAGAAGGCGCAGAAATGCAGGATACTGTATTTTGGAGCGGATTATACCAGGTTGTGACAATTGGTAATACCACACCGTTTGCAAGTTCTTATTATTATCATTATGGATATGACGTGGGCTCATGGAAAAACTTTACTGCCATCTCAGAATGTTACGCAAGAGTAAGATTGAGAGTAAAGTCCCATTCACAAGGTCATACATTTATATCTTTCAGACTAAGCAGCACCACAGTCGCTTATATAGCGGAAGATGCACTAAACCGCTGGATAGCAAATGTAACAACGGTGGGTGTAGTTGGCACATCCGTAGGAGTAATCATACTCAACAGTTGGTGTCTTCTTGAAGTATATTTCAAAGAAGCCAATGCTCCCAATGGTCGGTTCGTGCTCAGTGTAGATGGAAATATAGTCATTGACTATACAGGTGATACTCAGCCAGCAGCCGACACTACATTTGATAATGTCTACTTTCGGTCAGCCAGTACTAATGACAGCTTTGATATAGACGACCTCGCTCTCAACAATACCAGCGGACTCATGGATAATAGTTGGTGCGGGGATGGGATTGTTGTAAAAATTACTCCTAGTGGTTCAGGTACTGTAAATAACTGGTCAAATAGCGGTAGTGTTTCCGGAAGTGCTAATTATCTTTATGTAGATGAATATCCTTCTGATACTACTACATATACTTATTGTTCCGCAAGTTCTACTGGTGTTAAAGATAAATATGCCATGAGCAATCTTGGTGGAGGAATAGGAAGTATTACCCGTATATTTTCAGAAGCAAGGATTAAAAAAGAAGTAGCCGATTCAACTACAATTAAGTTAGGATATCTTCCGAATGGAGGAACAGATACAATGAGTGGTTCGGTTGCTCTTTATACAACATATGCACAAGCAATAGGAACTAGTGCCAGTGCTAATCCGGTCACAGGACTTGCATGGACTGTAGCTGATGTTAATGCCCTAGAATATGTTATAGAGATGAGTTAAAGAGGAGGGATAATATGACTAGAATATTTACTGATGGCGCAGAGATGCAGGATATAAGTTTTTGGGATATAACGCTTGGTGTTTCTGTAGCATCAGCTACTCCAGCTATAAGTCCTTATTACTATATTAACAATGCTCAACAAGCCTATAAAAACTTCGCTGCATTATCCGAATGCTATCTTAGAGTAAGATACCGAAGCAATAATGTTAATAATACAAGCCCTGCATTTCCTAGTTTCAGGCTTGACGCAACTGTCGTCGCTGCATTAAAGTTCAATGCAACTGGTCATTTTCAAGCTTCCGTTACTACTGTAGGAGTAGTAGGAACTTCCCTTATGGTAGCCGATAATAACACATGGTATCTAATTGAAGTATGGTTCAAAGAAGATAATGCTCCTAATGGAAAGTTCGTAGTTTATGTGGATGGAAATCTGGTAATTGACTATACAGGTGATACTCAACCCGCCACAGCAACTACATTTAATAATTTTTATTTTGACCAAAACGGGGGAGTTCAAGGAATGTATGACGACCTCGCTTTGAATGATACTGCCGGGGTTGTGGATAATAGTTGGTGTGGGGATGGAATTGTAGTAAAAATCACTCCTAGTGGTTCGGGTACTGTCAATAATTTTCTTAACAGCGGTAGTACTTCTGGAAGTAGTAATTATACTTATGTAGATGAATTTCCAAGTGATGGAGATACAAGCAATGTTTACGTCTCTGCAAGTTCTACTGGTGATAAAGACCAATATAGGATGAGCACTTTTGATGGTGCAGGGAAAAATATACTTCGAATTTATCCAGAAACTAGAATTAGAAAAACAAGAGGAGATAGTTCGACTATAGAAGTAGGTTATCTTCCTAGCGGGGGTACAGACCAATTATCAGGTTCACAAACTGTTGGTATAGCCTATAGTGCAGTAGTAGGGACTAGCGCTAGTGCCAACCCGGTTACAGGTCTTGCGTGGACAGCTTCTGACCTAAATTTGTTAGAATATATTATTAAAAAATAATTAATTTGAAGGAGATACTATGGCAGCCAATGCGGAAAAAACTGTTGAATATGCTTTTGCTACTAGCGGAAGCAACATAGGAACGGGTACATCACTGGGGGCATCAACACGCTATGATTTTACTTTAATTGGTATAACTATACCTGAAATAGCATCAAGAAATTTTAAATCAGTAATATTAGAATGTTATTATAGGGATGCTTTTACTACTGTTTACAATACTTCTGGTTGGCGTTTAGGCATTACCTGTGGAAGTAATGCTGCCAGCGATGTAGATTATACCCCGACTGCTATAGCTAATACAGGAGACCATGAAACCAGTTGCGTTATACGTGATGTTACCGATTATTTCAACAGTAATTTTGGGACAAGTGCGAGTAATAGTTGTCAAGCCAGTTTTGCAATGTCAACCGCTACATCTGCTTGTGTAGCAAATATATCAGCAAAACTGTATATAACTTATGAATATGAAGCATCAGCATCAAGAACTATAAAAACTGTACGGATTCCGATTCAGAGCGGAAGCTCTCTCCTAACGGCTGCTGCAATTGAAATTGGTACAGGTGGTACAACTCCTGCACCCGCTAATCAAATTCCGGCATTAGATACATTTCTCCCCGAAACAAATAAAACTTATCAATCAACATGGTTTGAAATGTTTGGAAATGATGGAGGCGCAGCAACTACAGATTTTAAAGCCAATTATCAAATAAATACTGGTGCAATTGCTCCTAGGTGTCATTTAGAAGAAGCCTTAAGTACAGGAACATTTTTCCACGATATTTGGCTAACAAAATATAATAATGGTTCTGGTGTAATAACAGACGCTTATACAATCAGCGCAAGCGCTGCTAGTGCTTTTAAAGCTTACTCAGATTTAACAAATAGATTTGATGCATTCGGGGGTTTGCTCTATGTCACATATGAATATGATTCTACATCTGCAAGTGTAATGAATTCAGTAATTCTACCATTTGATACTGATTCAGCAAACGTTATGGGTACATCGGCTTCTAATGCTAATGTAAACGGAAAGGAATTTTGGATAACGGAATCTAATATAATATTAGCACAATCGGGGGTATTATTATATGTACAATCTGCGGGTGGCGCTACTTTAAATATTGGTGCAGGTTCTCAAACAGTACGTCCCTATACTTTAACCGCTTTAGTTAACTCTGGAGGACATTCTTTAGTACACAGAATTGACCATAATTCCGGCGCAACCCTAGTTAGAGGAAAAAATACTATTAATATAAAAGCATATACAACTGCTGCTACTGGTGCGGCAAATACACTAACAGGTTTTTTATATTTAAATTATACTTCAAATTCTGCGATTGGTGGTGAAAAATGTCACAGCCATACAACTATATGGTATAATACATCTCAGCTTTCGACAGGTACAGTAGCCACCGAAAATGATGTTTTAACTACTGGTCAACGTACACCAACCATAATTTCCACCGATTATTATTTAAACGGAGTAGGTTATGAAATAAATTCAAGATTTGGAGTAGCGAGCAATTTAATTTATTTATATGGGGACAAATTAACCGGAGAATACAATGAAGACGGGTGGCAAACCCTTTGCTCATGGTATTCCACAAACGACGGTGAATTATCTAGTTATCGACAGATTGAGGATGCTTTAGACTATTTTAATATTGATGGAAAACGAAGTAGAGGTAAAATGGATATAGAAATTGCGCGTACATATCGTTTGACTTATTCTACGGCAGCGCTTTTTTGGTTAAAAACCTATCTTACTTATCATACCAATACCTTTACTGTCAGTGGTTCATTTACTGGTCCAGCAGGACTAGGAGAAAATGTTCAAGTAAATATTTATAGAGTTGATGACAATTTTTGGAGTGGTTCAGTCTTAAGTACGGCGAGCGGTTCGTTCTCCGCTCTTGTAATGGATAATGTTTACCCTTATTTTGCATCCGCAAGTCAAGATGCAACCCACATAGGAAGGTCTGCTAGCGCTTTAGCAGTTTAAAGGGAGGTGCAAAAATGGCATACTCTCATGATATATTTTTATGGGATTCAGGAAATACCTTTGGTATCAAACTTAGTGAACAAGGTCTCAGTCTTGTTGTCAACAGCACTAATCAAGCACAATATTCCCAACCAGTAGGGATTGCATTAAGAGTTAACGATACAACTCAAGCAATAACATCTGAAAACCCAATAATAAATAGTCATAATCCCGGCAACACTGTTTTAAGTAAAGTCGGTTCTTTTAATGCGGATACCGTCAAAAACATAGGAGAAACACAGGCAATCAGTGGAATTGGTTTCCAACCTAAAGTTGTTTTGTTTTGGTGGACAGGTTCACATAGTACAATAGATGCTGTTGTCAAAAACAATTCCAATAATGGATTTGGTGTGGGAACCAGTGCTTCTAGTATATTTTATGTAGATATATCTCTGCAAGACGCTACAACAACATCACTTACCAGTTCAGCAATGTCAGGAACTAATGTAATAGGTATATATAGTGATTATGATAGTCTCGGTGGAGAATTCAATTTACAATCAATGGATTTAGATGGATTTACTCTCATTGTTAATACTAAATTTGTTAATGATTATCGTATCTCTTATCTCGCTCTCGGGGGTGATGAATTAAAAGAAATATATGTTGGTAGTTTAAATACCCCTACAAGTTTAGGAAATTATACTACAAGTGTAGGCTTTAAGCCTGATGCAATTATATTTGCAAATACTGATAGTACATCTGATATATATCGAACAGATGCAAAATTTCAAATTGGATGGGCTGCTTCAAATGGCGGACAGGGAACTATCGCAGGAGAAAGTAACTATTTAGGTGGAACCAGTAATACAATGGCTTATGGATATGGGGGAGAAGTTATTACGTCTACAACAGTAGCTGGCACTCCGGGAACTATCGGATTAAGAGAATCTTTTGTTGATTTTACCAATAATGGGTTTATATTAAACCATCTTGAAGGTGCAGCAAGCAGACTTATACATTATATCGCTTTTAAAGGTGGAATTTATCAAGTAAATCAATTAAACACAAGAACAGACACAAATCTAGAATTTAATACCTTGGGTTTTAAACCATCTGCTGTATTGTTTGCATCTATAGGACAACCCCAATGTACTCAGGATATACCTATAGTCGATAACAGAATATCTATAGGCGCAATGGCAAATAATATAGATACTTCTATTACCCAGGCTGTTACCGCAATGGTTGATGTAGACAACTTAGGTACTATGTATGTTTATAACGCAAATTATGATACTGCTGTTTATGCAAATATACATCAATATGAAAGTTCGGCAGTATATTTAATGGATGTTCCCTATGTAGCAACAAATGGTTTTTACACAAAAACGAGTATTGTAGATAATGCCCGAAACTGGGTTACATATCTTGCTATTGGTGGAAATCCGAGAATAGGGGAACATATACTACTAGTTAACAATGCTGTCCAAATACAAACCAGTGAAAATACAATTTTAGTTCCTCTTATCAATTTTTATCAAAGTAATGCTGCTATAATGGTTGAGTATGAAGTAGATTCTTATATGCTAGTAAGTAATGCAGCAATAATGGTTGAATATAATTTACATGTAGATTTGTTGGTCAATGATGTAACTCAATTACAGACATCTGATAATGTAATAATAACCTATATTCCAGAGCCTCTGACTTTAACAATACAAGATACAACCCAATTACAGACATCCGATGATGTAATAATAACCTATAATCTGGAAATTCCAGATTTAATAATACAAGATATAATACAATTACAAACTTCTGAAAATATAATATTAACCAGTCATTATAATATAGCTTATCAAACTAATTCCGCTATAATTATTGAATATACAAATTTACCTAGTGCAACTTTAACTAGTGCAGCTATAATAGTTGAATATACAAATTTACCTAGCGCAACTTTAACTAGTGCTGCAATAATGGTTGAATATAACCTTCGTTTTAGCTTAATAGTTCAAGACATTACTCAATTACAAACAAGCGATAATATAACTTTTATTATGGCTATTGTATTTACTATTCAAGATTCGGCACAATTACAAAGTTCCGATAATGTAAATCTAATTCAACATTATCTTTTAACAATTAACAATATTACTCAATTGCAAAATAGCGATAATATAAACTTAATTCAACATTATCTTTTAACAATTAACAATATTACTCAATTACAAAATAGCGATAATATAAGTTTAACTCAACATTATGTATTAACAATTAATAATTCTACACATTTACAAGCTAGTGATAATATAAGTTTAACTCAACATTATTTACTAGCGATTAATAATTCTACACATTTACAAACCAGTGATAATATAGATTTAACTCAACATTATCTTTTAATAATTAATAATACTTCTCAAATTTTAATTTCTGATAATATAGATTTAATTCAACATAGTGTATTAGCAATTAATAATTCTACACATTTTCAAGCCAGCGATAATATAAGTTTAACTCAGAACAATATATTAATAACTAATAATGTTACTCAAATACAAGTTGTTGATAATATAATATTAAATTATCATGCAGAAGAAGCATTTGTCCTAGAAATACAAAACGGAACACAGTTGCAAATATCGAGTAATATTATTTTAACCCAATATTATATATTATCAATAAATAATTCTATTCAATTGCAAGCATGTGATAATATAATATTAACTCAACATCACACACTTTCAATAAATAGCACTATTCAACTGCAAATTTCCAATAATATAAATCTTGTCCAAAATTATATATTGTTAATTAATAATACAACACAATTACAAAATTCAGACAATGTAATATTAATTCAACATCAAATTCTAATTAGCAATAATGCCATACAATTACAAATATCAGGCAATATATTATTAATTCAAAATCAAGTTTTAGTTATTAATAATGTTATACATTTACAAATTTCTGGCAATATACTATTAACACAACATTATAATCTAACAATCAGCTATTCAACTCAATTACAAGCATCTGACAATGTAGTATTAACACAGCATAATATCTTATCTATCTTAAATGCTACTCATTTGCAATTTTCGGATAATGTACAAATACTTACAGTTGGAATTTTAGGAGTTCATGATTCTACTCAACTACAGTTATGTAATAATGTAATAATAACAGGACACGGAGAATCTTTTAGTTTAATAATCAACAATACAGCACAAATACAAACATCAAATAATATCTCTTTAACTTTCTATACTGCTCCCGAAAGTGGTCCATATTTTTCTAAGGTTGGTAGTTTTAATATTGATACAAGTAAAACAGTAGGGCAAACTCAATCTATTAGAGAATTAGGATTTCAACCAAAAGTTATTTTATTCTGGTGGCATGGGAGCACATCAATAATCAATGAAGTTTCGGGAAGTACAATCAGTTTTGGTATTAGTTCAGCTACAAGTGGTACTAATAGAGGCATGCATATTTCTATATCAGAAGACAACCAAGCTTCAACAGATGCATATAGTTATTCGTCTGCTGTAGAAATTGTTCGTATATATACAGACACCGATACCATAGATGGAATTCTTGATTTTTATTCGATAGATTCAAATGGTTTTACAGTTATTGTAAATGACCAGTTTACGAAAACATATCGCATAAATTACTTAGCACTCGGAGGTTCTGATGTAACAAATGCCCGTGTAGGTTATGATACGTTCCCCGTTCCTACTGGAAATAAGAGCTACACAGGTGTTGGATTTAAACCGGATGTGGCATTATTCTTTACAGGATT